GGTCCGTTTCTACAAAAACGTGTTCGAGAACGTGGACTTAACGAAGCTTATTTCAAAGATTTGAAAGTAGGTAGACGAGATAAGGAAGCGAGAGCTAGAGCAATACAAGGTAGAATGCAGCAAGGCATGGTATACTTTCCGAAAGATCCGGTATGGGTTGGTCCGCTGATTGCGGAACTTTTGCGTTTTCCAAACGGGGTACATGATGACCAAGTGGATGCGTTAGCATGGATAGGATTAATGATGACAGAATTCGCTACCTTTGTAGAGAAGATAGAACATGAACCGTCTTGGCGAGATAAATTAAAATATCTAGCTAAAAGTGAAAAACGTAAAACAGCTATGAGTTCTTAATGGATTACAGCAAAAAGAAAAAAAAGTTAAGTAAAGAAGAAGAGCATCTAATAGCAATCAACCAATTTGAGCGTTACGAACGTGCGCGCGATAACGGTCACCTTGACTATATTGAAACTGCTAAAAAATGTGATGCTTTCTATCGCGGTAATCAATGGGATGCAGCAGATGTTGCAACATTAGATGATGAAGGGCGTCCTGCTCTTACAATTAATACAATACTTCCTACGGTTAACACTGTGTTAGGTGAACAAAGTACTCGAAGAGCTGAAATTACTTTTAAACCTAGGGGTGCAGGTAATCAACAAATAGCAGATGTTTTAACAAAGTTATATTTACAAATCAGTGATAACAACAAACTACACTGGTTAGAGTCTCAAGTTTTTGCTGATGGTCTTATTCAAGACCGAGGTTACTTTGATGTAAGAGTAGATTTTACGGATCATATCCAAGGAGAAGTGCGTGTAAGTACCAAGGATCCGTTAGATATTCTGATTGACCCTGACGCCAAGGAGTATGATCCTAAAACTTGGAACGAAATATTCGAGACCAAGTGGATGAGTTTAGATCAAATAGAAGAACAGTATGGAGTTGAAGCCGCAGACCGTTTAAGAGTAGCTGCAGAATATGGCAGTACTATGGGGCAAGATTCAGTTGAGTATGAAGAAACAAGATACGGTGATACGTATACTGGCGTAGAGTACAACCAAGGTAGCACAGCTAATCCAGAAGAAAACCGACAACTACGTTCAGTACGTGTTATCGAAAGACAATACTACCAATTAAAAGATTGTATGTATTATGTTGATAGAGTTACTGGAGATATGCGTAAAGTTCCGGGTAACTGGGGTAAACGTAAAAGAGAAAAGTTTGCTGATGAGTTTGGTCTAGATATCCTTACTCGTACTGATCGTCAAGTACGTTGGACTGTAACTGCTGACAAAATAGTATTACATGATGATTGGTCTCCTTATGACTGTTTCACTATAGTGCCTTACTTCCCTTACTGGAGAAGAGGTAGACCATTTGGTATGGTAAGAAACTTAATATCTCCACAGGAACAACTTAACAAAATAAGTTCACAAGAACTTCACATAGTAAATACTACAGCTAACAGTGGTTGGGTTGTAGAAACAGGGTCATTAAATGGTATGACCGCTGACGATTTAGAAGAACACGGTGCGGAAACTGGTTTAGTACTAGAGTATAATCGTGGCTCATCTCCCCCTGCGAAGATACCACCGAATCAGATTCCCACCGGCCTAGATAGAATAAGTCAAAAAGCTGCTGCTAATATTAAACAGATTAGTGGTATTAGTGACGCTATGTTAGGTACAGATTCTCCTGAAGTTTCTGGTATTGCGATACAAGCAAAACAAAACAGAGGGGCACTTATGATTCAAGTGCCACTAGATAATCTACAAAAAACTAGACAATATCTAGCAGAACACATACTAAAAGTAGTTCAACAATACTACACAGAGGAAAGAATTGTACAAATCACTGATGAGAGTGACCCTTTCAAACAGAGCCAACCTATGGTTGTAAACCAAGTAACTCCTGAGGGACAGATAGTAAATGATTTAACTTTAGGTGAGTATGACGTTGTTGTAGGCACTATGCCAACTAGAGATAACTTTGATGAAGTTCAGTTTGCTGAAGCAATACAATTAAGACAGGTTGGTGTACCGATTCCAGATGACCTAATTGTTGATTATTCACACATGGCTAAAAAAGCAGAGATTGCACAACGCATACGTATAATGCAGGGTATGGAACCACCGTCTGAGGAAGAAGCAGAACTAGCTGCGTTCCAAGCACAAGCACAAGTACAAAGAATACAGCTAGAATTAGCTAAAATGGAAGCCGAAGTACAGAATTTACAGTCCCAAGCTCAATTAAATGCTGCAAAAGCGCAAGAGTCAGCGGCTGATCCACAGATAAAGATTGCTGAGTTGCAAAGTAAAATGCAGATGAAGCAACAAGAACTTGCCTTACGTCAAGAGCTATCCGCACTAACAAATGACATGAGGAAAGGACAAAGTGAAACCCAAGCGGCAGCAAAAATTGCCACCGCAGCTATGAAACCATCAGGAGGTAACTAATGGCTAAAGATAAAAGTACAGATGAATTAGTATTCGACGGTATGCCGGGTGCTGATGCAAAAACTGAAGAGGATGTAAAACCTTTTCAAGTAGATATGAACTTTGAAACCACGGAGGAAGAGGTTGAAGAAACAGAAACAGAAGAAGAAACAACAGAAGAAGAACCTGTTGCAGAGGAAGCAACAGAAGAAGTTGCAGAGGAGCAAGTCGAAGAACCTGTTGCAGAGGAAACAGAAAGTGAGTCAGAAGAAACAGAACAAGAGAGCGTTCCGGGAAATGATGAGCAACCTGTGGAAGCAGTGGAGGAAGGATCAGAGGAACCTGAAGTAGAAGAAGTTGCAGAAGTAGAAGAGCCAAAATCTCCTATGGTACCTAAATCGCGTCTTGACGAAGTTCTTGCAAAGAACAAAGAGATGCAAAAGAGGCTACAGGATATAGAAGGCGAAAAAACAGACGCACCAGAGGTTCCAGAGTATGATTTTGTAGGTAAAGATAAAGAATACCAAGAACTTATACTAGATGGTGAGACTGAAAAAGCCGCTGCTCTTAGAAATGAGATAAGACAAGCGGAAAGAACGCAGTTAATGAGTGAAATGCAGAGCCAAATGGGCCAAACTGTCCAACAAGACAGAGAACAACACGAGTTAGCTAAAAAAGCTTCAGAAATAATGGAGGTTTTTCCTATTTTTGATGAAAAAAGCAAGTCTTTTGATGAAAAATTGACTCAAGAAGTCATGGAATTGCGTGATGCTTTTATATATCAAGGGTATGGTGCCGCAGATTCATTAGCAAAGGCTACTGAAGTTACTCTATTAACTAAAAAACCAGAACTTTTACAAGCTTCTGACGAACCAAAAGCCGATCCTGCGCCTACGTTAACAAAAGCAGTGCAAGAAAAGAAACAAAAAGCTACTGTGCAGAAAAAAGTAGAAGCTTCGCAGGCACAACCACCTGAAATGAAAGGTGATTCTAGTAAAAACAAGAAAGTAGTAGATATAAATACACTTTCTGATGATGAATTTGGTGCACTACCAGAAGAAACTTTACGCAGAATGCGTGGTGACTTTGACTAAATAGTAGTATAGTATTAAAGAATTCGTCCGTTGGAACGATATCCAACTACTGGTCGTTCAGTATAAAAATCGTTTTTTCGTCTACAACGACGTTAACTGTTCGAGGTCGTGCTCGTAAAACCTACGGTATCGTATCCCAACGATAAAGGGTATACGGGATATCGCCCCAAATAGCGATTGGTTATTTTATTAATTTTTATTTGGAGGGCCTAATGGCTAATACAAATTTTAGCGCGTTGACCAGTGAACAGCTTACTATCTGGTCTCGTGATTTTTGGCGAGTCGCTCGTAACATGTCCTTCATTAACCAATTCGCGGGTAGTGGACCCAACGCTATGGTTCAGAGAATAAATGAACTTACTCAATCAGAAAAAGGAGCTAGAGCTGTATTAACACTTTTAGCTGACATGACTGGTGATGGTATCGTTGGTGACAATACTCTTGAAGGTAATGAAGAAGCATTAAGAGCATTCGACATTGTTGTACAACTAGATCAATTAAGATTTGCGAACAGACTATCTGGTCGTTTAGCGGATCAAAAATCTGTTGTCAACTTCCGTGAGCACTCAAGAGACGCACTTGCATACGCAATGGCAGATAGAATGGACCAAATTGCATTCTTAACCTTGGCTGGTATTGACTACAACAGAAAGAACAACAACATCGGTGGTTCTGCTGCGACTAGACCAGTATTAGGTTCAGGTGCTAACTTGTCTGATCTTGCCTTTAATGGTGATGTAACTGCTCCTACTTCTAACAGACATAGAAGAGTCGACTCAACTGATGGTTTAGTTGCTGGTGACACTTCTGCTTTAGCTGCTACTGACAAGATGACTTACAGTACTATTGTTGAGTTAAAAGCTTTTGCTAAAGACCAATACATTAGAGGTATGAGAGGAAATGGTAATGAAGAGATGTATCATCTTTTTGTTACTCCACAAGTAATGGCTGATCTGAAACTAGACACTGACTTCTTAGCTAACGTAAGAAGCGCTGGTATCAGAGGACCAAACAACGAACTATTTGCTGGATCTTCTAGCTTAATGGTTGACGGCGTTATGGTTCACGAATTCAGACACGTACCAAACACTTCTCAAGGTACTTCAGGTACTCAGAAAGGTGGATCTGGTAGTGATATTGACTTCGCTGCTAACCTATTCTGTGGAGCTCAAGCTCTTGCTATGGCAGATATCGGTTTGCCTGAAATAGTTGAAGACACTTTCGACTATGGAAACCAAAACGGTATTTCTATCGGTAAGAT